TGTGCCATTTTTTACTCCTTATTATTAAGTTTATCTTCTAATTCTTCCACCTTCGCGGAAAGTTCTTGTACGGCTTTAACCATTACAGACATTAAAGCACCTTCTCCAAGTCTTTGTCTGCCGTCAGTTTCATCTTCTTGCCACATATCAAAGCCGTCTTTTAAATCGTGGTTATCTATAACTTCTTTAACTTCTTGTGCTATAAAGCCATGATTATATTTACCATTCATTACTCTTTCTTCAGAGTCAGCAACGTGTGCTCTCATTTCTGAAGGTACGTCTTTTTCCTTCTTCCATTGGAAGGTCACTGGTCTTAAATCATTGATAAAATCTAACCCAACCTCTTCGTCTTGGATGTCTTCTTTTAGTCTTACATCTGAAGGTGCTGATATGGAAGTTGCACCAAACGCTATTTTTGAATCAGCAGTAGTTTTACCAAATGTAAAAGAATCTATTCCTGCACTGGTTACTTGATAACCTAACACTATTTGGTCATTTGCATCAACAGCACTTCCGTGTGCGTAAGTACCTATAAGGATATTTCTTGCTCCTGTAGTTAGAACTGTAGTATTTACACCCGCACCAGAACCTATGCCTATATTAGCTCCCCCTGTTGTTACGCCACCCAAAGAATTTTCACCAAGAGCACAACATTCTTCTGCTGTGGTCATAGCATCCCCAGAATCAAGACCAATTACTGTATTAGAAATACCAGTAGTTATGGCTATCCCTGCATCTTTACCAACGGCTGTGTTTGAGTGTCCTGTGGTGCTGTTATTTAAAGCAAATAATCCAACAGCAACATTATTAGCACCAGTTGTATTTTCTGTTAAAGCATCTTTTCCTACGCCAACATTACCTGCACCAGTAGTATTAGCATCTAAAGCAGCCTGTCCTACTGCTACGTTGTTTGCTCCTGTGGTGTTTGCTGTTAAAGCCTCTCTGCCCACTGCGGTGTTGTTATCTGCGGTTGTGTTTAATTCTAAAGCACCTTGTCCAACGGCTACGTTGTTATCTCCTGTTGTGCTTGCTCCTAAAGAACTTACACCTATTGCTGTATTAGAAGCACCTGTGGTATTTGCGTCTAAAGAAGCAGCACCAACCGAAGTGTTAGAACCACCTGTGGTATTAGCTTCTAAAGCACCTTTACCAACTGCTGTGTTGCTAGAAGCCGTTGTATTAGCGTACAAAGCACTTACACCTATTGCTACATTGTCACCACCTGTAGTATTTGTAAATAAGGCACTCGAACCTACAGAGGTGTTTCTAACACCAGTAGTATTTGACTTACTAGCATTTTCACCCACTGCTACTTGGTCACCAGCAGTTGTATTTGCTACTAAAGCAAAATAACCAACTGCGACATTTGAAGACCCTGTTGTATTAGCATCTAAAGCACCTAAACCAACAGCCGTGTTACTTGCCCCTGTTGTATTTAATCTAAGTGCGTCTTTACCAACTGCCGTGTTAGAACTAGCCGTAGTTAGTGTTATTAAACTTCTATATCCCACTGCTGTGTTGTCATCACCTGTAGTGTTAGCATTTAAAGAACTTCGACCAACGGCTACATTACTATGTCCTGTGGTGTTGGTCTGCATAGAGGCATAACCAATAGCCGTATTGTTGTCTGCTGTGGTGGCTGCTGTTAAAGCTGCATATCCCATCGCAACATTAGAATCCCCTGTTGTATTTGCTGATAAAGTTACACCACCAATGGCTATGTTTGAGTGTCCTGTGGTATTAGTATTCATTGCAGCATTACCCATTGCTGTATTGTTTGCACCAGTGGTGGTCGCACCCAATGTGTTTACACCAATGGCAATATTATAAGAAGCCGTTGTGTTGGCGTCCAAAGCAAGTTGACCTACGGCTACGTTGTTAGCACCTGTGGTGTTTGCATTTAAAGCTGACCTACCAACTGCTGTGTTGTTTGCCCCTGTTGTATTCTCACCTAGCGAGGAAGTCCCAATGGCTGTATTGGCATCAGCAGTCGTGTTTGATGATAAAGCAAACACACCCACTCCAACATTGTATGAACCCGTTGTGTTGGCGTCTAAGGTATCTTTACCTACTGCGGTGTTTTGCGTACCTGAAGTGTTTGCATCTAAAGCTCCATATCCAATAGCAGTGTTATGTGAGGATGTTGTTGCTGTTCCTAAAGCTGAAGCACCTATTGCTGTATTGGTAGTACCAGTTGTTAGTTTGTCTCCTGCTCTGTCGCCCATCGCAGTATTATTATTACCAGTCGTTACGTCATTTAAAGCTTCATAGCCAACTGCTGTGTTGTTATCTGCGCTTGTTGCTGTTGCTAATGCTGTTGCACCAACAGCTGTATTTCTTGTTCCTGTGGTATTAGCTGCTAAAGCACTTCTGCCTACTGCTGTGTTGTCTGAAGCAGTCGTGTTAGCGTCTAATGCTCCTAATCCTACGGCTACGTTGTTTGCGCCAGTTGTGTTAGCACCCAGTGTATTTCTACCAAAAGCAGCGTTGTCAGCACCTGTGGTATTAGCTTCCATAGATATTGAGCCTACTGCGGTGTTACCTGCTCCTGTGGTGTTTGCTAGTAAAGCACTAAAACCAACTGCGACATTGTTTGCCCCTGTGGTATTAGCAGCCATGCTGTTACTACCAACTGATGTATTGGTTCCACCTGTAGTTGTTGCTCCCTGAGAATAATTACCTATTGCTGTGTTGTTAGCTGCGGTTGTGGCTGTTGTTAAAGCATCTCTTCCCACTGCTGTATTAGCACTCGCAGTAGTGTTCGCATCTAATGCACCAGACCCAACAGCCACGTTGTTTGTTCCTGTGGTGTTTGCTGCCATAGCATTATAACCAACGGCAGTATTTGGTGTTCCTGTGGTGGTTGCTAGTAAAGCATCTCTACCAACGGCAGTGTTGTTATCTGCTGTGGTAGCAGCATTTAAAGCACCTTTACCTACAGCTACGTTGTCATCGCCTGTTGTAGCCGTTGCAAATGCACCAGACCCTAGAACAACATTATTTGCTCCTGTTGTATTAGCTACTCCCGCATAACGCCCTACAAAGGTGTTTTGTGAACCTGATGTATTTGCTGTTCCAGCATTAGAGCCGATTGCTGTGTTAAAACTAGCTGTGGTTATTGCGTCACCTGCAACATAACCTACTAAAGTATTTTCATCTCCAGTAGTAATAGCCGTACCTGCTTCATCGCCAACTGTTACGTTGTAGTTACCACCAGAAGCGATACTGTTACCAGAGTTTTTACCTAGAACTAAGTTACTAGTTCCAGCCGTATAAGTTTGCAAGTCTCCGTGTAGAAGTACTGTATCGGCTGACTCATCCCAAAGAAAGTATTTACCCGAAGTAGCCCCAAAGAATTTAACGTCATAACCCGTATCGTCTACGCCTACTGTTACTGTTCCTTGGTTGGATAACGCCCCTGCGTTAGTTAATGCTGCGGTTTTAGTTGTTCCTGCTAAGTTTACATCCGTTAATACGTCATAAACCACACCACCAGACCCAGCTCCGTCAGTGGCTATAAATTTTGTTTCTCCTGCTAGGATTGCTACGTTAGCTCCACTACCGCAAGTGAATGTAAGTGTGTATGAAGTGGCATTTTCCATCATCCATACTTTAGAGGCTGTGTTAGGTAACAACGTAACAGTACACGCTTGACCACCGCCAGTCAGTTTAAGGTACATTGCTCTATCGGAATCAGAAGCTCCGTCTGCAATAGTAATGTTATCGGTGGAAGCGTTAGCGATAGCTCTAGTGCCGTAGCCTAAAGCTTGTCCGATCAACTCTAAATTCGTATTTGTTGTAGTTCCCCAAGTTCCACTGGCATCACCAGTAGCCATTTCATTAAGTCTTAGGTTATTAACGTATGTACTAGCCATTTATTTTCCTCGTGTAAAAATTATATATTATTAAGCAACCTCACTCCAGTCTGGAGATTGTGTTGTAGAAATTGTTGAATAATTTGGTGTTTGTGAATCATCTATCAAACCCCAAACTAAAAGTTGACCTAATGTTCCTGTAGCTAATACATTAGTTGGATAAATATTTGCATCTGAAGTAGTAGTAACAGAATTCAATGTTCCTGTTGCTGCTCCTAAAGTTATAGGAATTATATTAACAGATACAGTAGCTACACTTCCTAATCCTGTTGTTCCAACGACATTAGTAGGATAAACATTAGCATCTCCAGTAACTGTTTCATCACCTAAAGCTACAGTAGATGCACTACCTGAAACACCAGTTATTGCAAATCCAGCAGCAACTACAGTTCCAACTGCACCTGTTCCTGCTAAACCTGTTTCTGTTAAATTACAGTCACCTGTTACAGTTTCAGTGCCTAATGCTGCTGTACCAGCTAATCCTGTTACGGCAACTGATACTGAAGTAGCACCCCAAAAGTCAGAACCCCATGTACTGCGACCCCAACCAGTTGCCACTTAAACTCCTATGCTATTCTAATAACAGCGTTTGAAGCATCAGCAGTAGGAAAAGTAATAGTAAATGATCCTGCTGTAGATGTTTTATCCCCACCAAAATCAAATACAGCGACTGCTGGATCGCCTGAAGCTGTATCATTAAAAATCATACAACCTCTTGCAGTTATAGTAGCTGTTCCAAAAGTTAAATCAGCAAAATCTGTAAATGCAGTTGTTCCTGAAGTAGTTGGATTAACTCTAGTTAAACTAGAGCCTTTTGCTGTGTAATTAGTTCCACTTGCTTCGTTAGTAGTTGTGTAAGCAGTTGTTGCTGCTGACATAGTTGCACTTGAAGTGTATAGAGCTAATTTAAAATCATTACCTCCAGAACTTAAAAAATTATGTTTTGCTTCTAAAAGTTCTTTTTTAAAGCTTGTTGCCATTGCTTGTGTTATCGCCATTAAAGTCTCCTTATTATATTTGCTAGGTCTTTATGACCTTGTTTTTCCAATTCGTTGCATATAGTACAAGTATGGTTTTTTATTCCTTCTTGTATGTAATGTACAACAACCATTTTAGTTCTTGCTCTAAAAGCATGAGCTTGTGCTTTTATTTCTACAGGAGCAGTATCACTTATAGAAATTAGTTTATTAGTAGCCATTTCAGCTACTTCTTCAGCAGTATGACCTCTATTAGAAGTAGTTTGTACTCCTAGATCACCTATAGAAATTTCAAATTTATCTGTTTGCATTAATATTCTTTTGGCTCAACTGGTTTTAAGTCTTCTCTACCTATTATACCTATTGGTTTTTTTATTTCAGCTTGTTGCATATCAGACCATTTACAAACATTTATATTTCCATAATTATCTTGGAAAGTAACTTGTGGATTATCTAATCTATGATATCCATAAAGTTTATGTTTTGTGTCTACATCTGTATCTAAAAGAGATGATCTTGGTGCTATTCCAACTTTTATACCTTGATTAATACATTTACCAATCCAAAATTCTACACATCCTCTTCCTGCTTCTGCAAAATGCATATTGGTTTGATAAGTAAAATCTACACCAAAAATAGATATTTGTTTTACTTTACTCCATAAAGCATAAGCTATTGCATAAGCTACTGTATTATTTAAGTAAGCACTTTTAGAATATTTAACTATTTGTTTTAAAGGGTATTCTTCTACTGCAGGTACTCTGTCATCTAATTCACAAGAATAAATAGGATAATCAACTAATGGCAATTTACTTCTCATCATTGGAGTCATAGTGCCAGCGTCTTCAGAATCAAAAAAACGACTCATAGGGTCTAATATAAATGCTCTGTCAATGTTAGGTAAAATTCCTATCATGGCATTTATAGCCCATATTTCATCAAAAAATATACTGTGTGTTTGAGCTAAGTGAAAATCTAATTGACTTTGACCCATAGCAACTATTGCAATATCTTTGCCTTCTAGTTCTTTAACAGGATCATTAGACATTTATTTTTCTTTGCCCATCCCTGTATGCGTCTTTGCGATTATAACCATCTGATTCTAATGTTAATCTTTGTAATGCTTCTTGAAATCTTTTTTCATAATTCATCATTAAGTCAGGTTCACCTTTCATAAAAGTATACGCTTCTAATAAGCTAGCATAAAGCAATACTTCTGGTGAATTTGTACCTAACCAAGTTGTGCCGTCAGAAGATTCTGTAATAGATTGCGGTATATAAAAATAATGTAATTCTGTCGTAAAATTAGAGCTGGGTGTTGGACCTACTATAAAAGTTGTATCATCAAATTGTGCGTAATGTTTTGGTAAGCCTGTAGTAGCAACAAGAGGATAAGCTTCTCTCATAAAACTTACATCAGTATTTAAAAGGTAACTATAATTACTATCACTATCTAATACAGCTAAAGAATAAGGATATAAATAATCACTAGGAGTTGATAAATATTGGTTACTAGCAGTTAATGTTCCAGTAACATTTTTTCTAAAATTAGGTAGCTCAACAGATTTTATTATTCTGTCTTCTGCTTGAACAATAAAAGTAGGTAAATTAGAAACAAATGATGTTTCAGTATTTTGCGTATAATCTTGTATAGCTGATTTTAATGTTGTAAATGTCCAACTCATTCTGTACTCACTGTTAGTTTACCAATTTCACCTTTAATATCTAAACCCATTGTTGAAGAACCAAATTCTGTTACTCCACCTCCAATAGGATTAAATGAATAGTAACTAGTTGAGTCTTTTTCTCCTGTATCAATTCTAGGATTATATAAATTTTGTGGATCAACCACATTTAATTCACCTAGTTTTAATTGAGGTTGGTCTTCATCTAAACATTCTCTGCAAACACGCAACCCATTTCTTACACCATCGTATATTTCATATTGTAATTCGTTCAACTTATAACTAAACGCACAACGATCACATTGCCCCAGAGCTTTACTTGCTCTTGCATATGCCATTAATAACCACTCATTGTTAAATCAGGAACAAATCTTATGGATGCTTTTTCTCTGTCAGCTTCACTTACTTCTTCCCATAATTCCATATAGCGTTGTCTTATCATAGGAACTCTTTGTTGAGCTTCTGGTGATTTACAAGCTATATTGTAAGCTAAAGCATAAGTTAAACATGGAAGATATCTTGTAGGAACGTCAGCTTCATTACTAGCCACAATACCCACATCTTCTATTTTTTTTACATAGTCATATATTAATGTATATGTTTCTTGAGAATCAGGAGTTGACCATAAAACTATTTTTACAGAATCATTATCTTTATCTACATAAAACTGTGTAGGTTTTGATTGTGTTAATTTGTTTGACTGGTGATTGTATTCAGTTCTTGATATACGATTTAATCTTTGATCAAATTGATTAGAAGTATTACCAACATTAGTTCTAATAAAAGCATCAACAACATCTAAAGCACTAGCATCTATAGTATAACTACTTGTTCCTGCTGTTAAAGTTGCACTTCCTTGTTCTATTGTCCAAAGATTTAATCCTTTGTTTTGCCATTCTAAAAAAACTAAATTTAAAGCTCTTTTAGCTCCACGATAGCTATATCCTGAACGCAACTCTAATCCACAAAGATCATAAGCTTCTTCCATAATATCGCTTATGTCTAAGTTAAATGTAGTAGTTCCACTTGTAGCCATTATTTTTCCTTTTTAATTCTAGTTATAGTAATACCATTTTTTGTAGTAAATACTACTTTGTTTTTATTAGAAGAAAAATCTTTTTTATTTTTTTCCATTAACATTTCCATCTTCTTCGAGCCTGTCTAATTCTAGAGTTAGGATCGTTTTTTGTTTTAGCTGAACTTCTTTTAAGTTGACCTGCTGATCTTGCACAATAAGACTTTCTTCTTTTAGCTGCTTTACTACCTTTTTTTACTTTTCCTGTAACTGCTGTTTTTAACTTAGAACCTGGATTTGCTTTTCTATAAGCTGCAACTCCTTTCTTAGTCATACCAGCACCACTTTTAGTAGGTCTGTAATTAGCTCCCTTACCTTTTGTTGTTTTAGGTATAGGTTTGTCTTTCCTTATTGGCATAACTATTGACTAGTTATTTATTTCTTTTTATAGCAGGTTCATTAGAAGTCTTACCACCACCAAACATTTCTTTTACATACTCTTTGTATGAAGTAGCTTCTTTACCAACCTCTGTTCCGCCACCTTTATTATAATTAAGTTGACCGCCATTACGATACATTGCACTCATAGGAGCTTTAGGCATCATTGTAGATTTTCCTCCACCCATATATCCAGACATACCTCTGTTCTTTTTTTTCAAACCCATATTTTTATTAGGCATATTACCCTCCAATTAATTGAATACTTACAATACTCCGTTTTATCAGAGTATTATAAATATAAATGATACTACTTCTTTTTAGAAGTAGTTTTTTTTGTTACTTTCTTAGCTGATGTTTTCTTCTTAGTTGGTTTTTTACCACCAACATAAGCTTCATTTACATCTGGCGTAGACAGGTCATCACCGATAAGTTGTCCTTTATCGTTTCTTGATCTATCACCATTCATTTCACCACATTTACGTTCTGCATCTTCTAAATCAGGGTCTGGACCAAATACAGGTCTATATATCCCATCTTCGTCTAATTTAAGAACTTTATATTGTGC